GTTGATCGTATTAAGATCATGGACATACACGACTTCTGGAACTATGAAGTTGAAGAGGTTATCAAGAAGTATAACCCTGCATTAATCGTGTATGATATGATCGATAACATTAAGTTCGCTGGTCAGAATGCCGGAGCTAGAACTGATCAGGTGCTTGAGAGCATGTATGGTTGGGCTAGAAAGGCATGTGTTAAGTATGATGCCATTGGTATATGTACCTCACAGATCAGCAACGAGGGTGACGGTCTATTGTTTCCTACCATGGGGATGCTTAAGGATTCCAAGACAGGTAAGCAGGGTGCATGTGACTTCCAGATAATGATTGGTAGAAGTAATGACTTTAATTCAGAGCATACCAGAGGTATAGGTATCGTTAAGAATAAGCTAAGGGTAGACGGTAAACCCGGTGATCCTAGAGCAGAGGTTATCTTTGATGGTAATAGGAGTCGTTATCGTGATGCGATTAACTAGAATAAATGTCGTAAAGACCATTTAACTTTAGAAGGAAATTAACATGCAAGAACATCAACTAAGAGTTATTGAAGAAAACAAAGAGCTTGAAACTAAGCTATTAGCTTTGAATGAGTTTATCTGCCTAAACCCAATATTTGAGGATTTGTCTAGAAATGAAAAGCAGCTACTTAGGGAACAATCACAAGTGATGGATGAATATAGCGACATATTAAAAGAGCGAATTACCTTGTCACAATCCATAGCTAAGTAATTTGTCGTATTCGCTAGTTAGCCTGAACTACTGAAATGTTTAAATAGGGTAGAAATATGAAACGTAAACGGCCTATCCAAATAGGACTACGAACAGCTACACATAAGGAAATACTTGATCTTACTGTTAAATACACAGAGCTTGGGTACTTTGTGCAGCATATCACATATAACCTACCTCATAATGGAGTACTAAGATGTACATGATTAAGGACTTAGAAACTCCTATCATACAATACATGAAACGTAAGGCGAGTCCATTTCACCCTGATAACAAGGCACTTATAGATATAACTAAGCACCCTAAGCAGGATGCAGTAGTGACTTTCTTACCGGCATTCAGTGATCCAGATGCACCTAATGTGTGGGATTTAGGTATCACTGATGACATAACTTGTATGGTAGGCTTCAACCTTAAGTTTGATCTACTTCACATGTGGCACTTACCTGAATTACAAGCCTTCCTCAAACGAGGTGGTACGATTTGGGATTGCCAATACGTTGAGTACTTACTTGAAGGGCAACAGTTACATGCTCAGATGTGTAGCTTAGATTCAATCGTTGAGAAGTATGGTGGTACTACTAAGATTGATGCTGTTAAGGCATGCTGGGAACAAGGTATTGAAACAAGAGATATTCACCCTGACATCTTAGAAGAGTACAGTATCGGTGACGGTAACAACACTGAGTTAGTATTCTTAGGCCAGCTTAAGCGAGCAGCACAGATGCACCCTAACTTTATTAAGATGATAAAGGCTAGGATGGATGGCTTGTTGTGTACTACTGAAATGGAATACAACGGGCTTAAGATTAACAAGGAGCTAGGTGATGAGAGGCAAGCAGAGCTTACTCAGAAGCTTATCGACTACAACCAAGAGTTAGCACAGTATATACCTGAACTGCCCCCTGAACTAGAATTTAGCTGGTCTAGTAGGTATCATAAGAGTTACTTAATCTTTGGTGGTACAGCTAAGTACGACAAATGGGTTCAACATACTGGTGACGATGGAGAGTTATTGTATGCAAACAAAGACGAGAGGTGGCCCTTATTTAACGGAGTACCACATGACCCAAGCGAACCTACCTGCATTCGAGAGGGTGAGTTCTTCCGACGAGCAAGTGACGGTACGTTACAAGATACTTTCAAGGGAGGTCAACGTAAAGGTGAAGGCAAAGGCAAGGTTGTCCAAGTACCTGATCTTACTAAGCCAAAGGGAGCTAAGCAGGATCATTTCTTTGAATTTCCCGGGTACACGACACCGAATAAGAAATGGATTGCAGGAGGTGTGTCTGGAAACGGTGGCAAGTTATATTCAAGTGCTGCGGAAGTAATCGATGAGCTAGGTAAACGTGACATTCCTTTCCTTAAGTTAATGGCATCACAGCAGAAGCTTAAGAAGGACTTAGGTACGTACTACTGGACGGAGGATAAGCACGGTAATCGTAAGGGCATGCTCACATTGATTAATGAGTACGATGGTTTGTTACATCATAAGCTTAATCATACGTCAACCATTACGACCCGGCTATCAAGCTCAGACCCTAACGTACAGAATATACCAAGGGGTGACAAGTCTGATGTCAAAGAGTTGTTCATATCAAGGTTCATTGATGGTGAGATAGGTGAGATAGATTACTCGCAGTTAGAGATAATCATTCAAGGCTGGCTCACTGGTGATGCTAATCTACGTGATGACATCATTAAGGGTATCGACTTTCACTGTAAACGATTAGGTCAGAAACTAGGCGAGGACTATGAGACAGTCAAGGCGAAAGCTAAGAATGAAGACCACCCTGAGTACAAGACGTACTCTGTATTTCGGACAGGTGTTAAGGAATTCAGCTTTCAAAGAGCATACGGTGCAGGTGCAGCAGCGATCTCAGAAGCGACTGGTATGCCCGTGGAAGATATCGAGGCACTCATTGCAGATGAGAAGATTCTTTACCCAAGTATTGAGAAGTTCAATGCAGGTGTTTCAAGGGAAGTACATTCATCTAGAATCCCGACAGACGATACGTACTATACGAAAACTGGGCCTGCTGTCTTGGGTAGGGGTGAGTGGTTCAGTCCAACAGGTACGAGGTATACCTTTCGGGAGTCGGAAGCGCCTGAGTACATGCAACGGAAAGGAACGAAAGTATCCTTCTCGCCACCAGACCTTAAGAATTATCCCATACAAGGAACAGGTGGAGAAGTTGTGCAGATGGTTCTCGGTAAACTATTCAGGCACTACTTACGCAATGACCGTTACGAGAATAAAGCATTACTTGTTAATACGGTGCACGATTGTGTGTGGTTCGACTACTGTCCAGAAGTAAGACAGCAAGTGCTAGATGATGCTATACGTATCATGCAAGGGATACCTACATTTCTTAAGTCTATCTTTGGTATAGATTGTGGGGTTGTATTCAGAGTAGAAGCTGAGTACGGTAAGGACGTATTAAATATGAAACATTGGCATTCGGAGTATTATCTATGATTAAAATTATCTACCTATTAAAAACATTAGCAGTCTTCTTAACTAACTATGTACGTAATAGTATTACAGGTAAGCAGGATAAGACCTTAGCAGCTATACATGCAAGTGAATCGAAAAGAAAGAATGCCATTGCCATTGCTGACAGTGATCAAGCTCATCTAATTGCGATTGCATATCAAGTTAATAGACGGGCTAAGACACAGGCTAATGCTAATGCAGTTAATGCAAAGGCTAAATCATTGAGTACAGCACGTAAACTAAGTAAGAAATTAAGAGCACTTGAGTCTGTGTAATTGATTGTTACACTATAGGACTATCAAAAGCTCTGAACTACTAGAATGTTAAACTTCCATTAAAAATTATAGGGTATATCTATATGACAAGTAACACAGTAATTGATTATACAGCTATCGCTAATGCAGCAGCAGAAGCAGAGAACCAACAAGAAATGAAAGAAGGTGGTAAAGGATTTGAACGCCCAGTACCAGCAGCAGGTATAGCAATACTAAGACTACAGCAATACATTGAAGTAGGTAAGCAGAAGTCTAAGAATGCTACCCATAAAGATCAAGAAGAAGTAATGCTAAGATTTGAACTACATACTAAAGCACATAGAATTGAAATCGATACAGAGGAAGGTAAGAAAACTATCCCTGCTGTAATAGATATTCGATTACCTAAAGGTGGATCAACATCTAAGTATGGTAGATTATTTACTGCATTGAATTACAATGGTAAGTTCAATCACTTTGCTCAGATGGTTGGTAAAGGTGCATGGAAAGCAGAAGTTACTCATAACATCGTAGGTAAGGGTACTCCTGAGGAAAAGGTATACGCTAACTTAGATAAGAACAAAGCTTGGACATTCTCTGCACCACAGATTGAAGACCCAATCGCTGACACAGTTACACAGATTCCTGTACCTGAGTTAGATGGTGATCCTAAGATATTCTTTTGGGAGAATAAGGGTATCACTGATGAATCTTATATCGCATTATGGAATGAGCTATTCATTGAAGGTGAGTTCGAGGCTAAAGGTGACAAGCCTGCTAAGTCTAAGAACTTCATTCAGGATAAGATCAAGAGCGGATTAACATTCAAGGAGTCCCGCTTAGCTAACTTGTTAGAGCAGAATCCTACAGGAGCCGACATTGACTCAATCGTGGAAGAAGCCGAGCAAGCAGCAGAAACGCCTACGGTATCTAAAGAAGCTGCTGAACCAGCGAAGGAAGAAGCAGTACAGGCTGATACACCAGCAGTAGAAGAAATTGACCCATTATTGGCTCTACTATAATGCTAGAGAGTCTGAGCGTATTGGCTAAGCTAAAGATACGTATCCAAGTTAAGGAGAATGCATTAGCTGTATTAACTGATGATAAGTACCGTCTACTTGATAAAATAGAGACTGCTAATCAGGGTATACAGAAAGATGTTAAGCTCCTTAAAGCAATTGAGAATGGCTTGGATGCTCTTGAAATAGTAACATCTGGCTTTCATGCACATGACCTAGAGGATTAATATGAACATAGGCGGAGTAGATATTGACTCCATCGATTTAGACAACTCTGACTTTGTACTACCTGATGTGGTACAGGGTCGTTGGCTGAATGCTGATGCAGACATCTATGCATATAACTGTGCAGGGAACGACGACACTACTCATGAAGAAGTGGTGTTTAACATTAAATCAATGGTAGCTGGTAGAATGCAAGCTGGTGGTGCTACTCAGTACATACTACAATTCACTGGTGATGGGTCTGATAAAGGTAAGCGGCATGAAGTAGCTTGCTTGAAGAAATATCAGATAGGCCGTGAGGATAAGCCTAAGCCTAAGAACTTAGCTTTCGTAAGGCAGTACATTAAAACTAACATGCAATCATGTGGACATTGGGATCAGGAGGCAGACGATGGATTGGCACAATTTCAACAGAAGTTCATTGACGCAGGAGAAATTCACCTCTGTGTACTTGACTCTTCGGACAAGGATTTACGTATGGTGGCAGGATTACATCTTGATCCAGACACCGATAAGATAATTGAAGTTAAGGGCTTCGGTTCATGCTGGTACGACTCAGGGAAATCTAAGACTACTGGCTGGGGTACGAGTTTCTTCTGGCATCAGTTACTAATGGGTGACGGTGCAGATGATATACCGGGACTACCTGCATTTGGTAGACGCTTAAGCTACACTAGATGGCCTACAGCACCTCTTAAGGAGCAGTTAAGGCGTGTATCCCAATGCACTATGCCTTCTGGTAAACAACTCAATAGCAAGCAACAGAGGGCCGCTGAGGATAAGATGTATGAACTACGTGCTAACTTCAAGTGTAAATCAGTTGGTGCAGTTGGTGCTTATGAGTATTTACTTGGTGTGGATAATGACAAGGCGGCTTATGATTTAGTTCTCGCTGCATACGAAAGTCATTACGGTACTGAGGAATTCCAGTTCACTGATTGGCGTGACAACACATACACTAGAACAGCTAAGCAGATGATGCTTGAACAAGCTGTGTTACTATGGATGCGTAGAAAGAACAGCATCACAGATGTACTAGACTTTTTTAACGAGGTGAATAATGATAAAACAAGCAGTTAAGGTACTGACTGATATACCGTATGTTATAGCCGGTGGATATGCAAGGGATACCTTCTTTGGTGTACCCCCTAAAGATGTTGATGTATTCATACAAGATAGACACCGTAGTGAGGTACTAAGTAGAATAGTACGTTCAGGGTGTCACTTTAAAGACCATAATAAATGGTATGCTAACAATACTAAGAACTCAAACCACATCACCTCAGTAATCAATGTAGGTAATACAGACTATATATTCATACCAGAGCATTTAGATATTGAATTCATAGCTGAGCATTTTGACTTTAACCTTAATCAGTTCATGCTAATTGATGGTGTACCTGAGTATGTAGGGGGATCTGATTATAGTACATTAGTACAATTACACCCTGACGTACCTGACCATAGATGTATAAAGATATTTAGAAAGCATCAGGAGCTTATTAAGAATGGCAAAGTATAGAAAGGATAAGAACCGCGTACTAGCTAAGGATACTACCTTAGTTGTACCTCATGGCGGTAATGAGAAAGAAGAGAGTATCACTATTACTAGAGTACAGTTCAGTAAAGGTGATACACTTGTTTTCATTAAGTCAGAAATGACTAAGGTATTAACTGCGTTAGGTCTTGATAGGACTGCACGTAAGTTATATGTTAAATTAGCATTCAACGATTACAAGGATTTATAATATGCCTAAGAAATTAGACAGAGTAAACTTTACTACAGTCGGTAATTCTGAGCAGGCTATCACTGGTAAGATCATAAGAGGTAGTGGGTGCAACTATTATGTTGGCTACAATGACGCTGAGCAACCATCTATTGCCATAAATGTTGATTCTTATGATCGGTTCAGTCAAATATCATTCGATTACGATCAAGCTAGTCTTAAGGCTGCACAGCGTCTTGTTAAAGAAATTAAGCGTGGTATTAAGGAGCGTGACGATGCCTAAGATTCAAATGCGTTACCAAGATGTTAGAGCTACATTCCTAGATACAGATTACGGTAAGCTGCACATAGAGCTTGCTGTAGGGGCGACTAAGGTTATCGTTAAGGATGACATGGGTATTAAGGCTTCGCTCCTTGTAGGTGATCTGCGTGAGTCTCAGCATGTATTAGTACTGGCGTGTAAGGAAGCTTACCCTGAGCGATTCGAGGGACTACTTACCCGGTTAGGTGCTTAATATGCGGAAGCTAACACAAGCAGAGGTTAAGGTAGTACGTGATCAGCTTACTAAGAAACAATCTGGTAAGTGTCCATTGTGTGAATTGAGCTTAGCTAAGAAGGGTGCTGTACTAGATCATTGCCATGACAAGGGTACTGTTAGATCAGCCTTATGTCGTAATTGCAATGGAATGGAAGGCAAGGTTCGTACAGCGGCTATCCGATCAGCTACTAAGGAAGGTGCTATCCAGTGGCTATTGAATTTAGCACAGTACTGGAAACATCATGATGAGAATCCAAGTAGCTACATATACCCTAGTCATTTGACTGAGGATGAGAAACGTCTGCTACGTAATAAGAAAGCTAGGGTAGCGAGGGCTAAGTCATGAATATATCAAAAGCAGGGAACGGTTGGATCGTAACATTAGGTGCTGATCGGGGTATGATGGGTAAGCAGTTTGTATTCACTAGTGCTGGTGCATTAGGTAACTTTGTAAATAATCAGGCCGCTTGGGGAGATTTGAAACTTGAATCCGTCCCAAGCCTGAACTACCCAAATGTTAAATCCAATCCAAAAATTTAGAGGTATTTATGGCTAAAGGTAAACTCAGAAAGCTGTACACAACAGTACAGATACAAGATGCATTAACTGTTAGCAACGGTAATTGTAAGAAGGCTGCTAAGATATTAGGTAGCTCATTAGGTATCACGATTAGTAGACAGACAGTTGAATACTGGAAACTACAGATCGATAATCCTAGTAAGAATGGTACGATACCAAGCGGTACTGGTAGAATTGATCGTGATATTAGAGAGAATATGGTACTACGTAAGCCTCAATTATCAGACGATAACAAAGTACGTGTCGATGCACATCAAAGTAATGACCGTATACTAATCATACCAGACTTACATGCACCTTATGAACATAAAGATACCCTTGCGTTCTTAATTGATGTAGCTGCTAAGATTAAACCAACTAAGGTTATATCCCTTGGAGATGAAACAGATGGACACGCTATATCGTTCCACGATTCCGATCCTAACTTGGATTCAGCAGGAGTTGAACTTGAGAAAGCTAAGTTGTTTCTTGGAAAGCTTGCTAGGATATTTCCTGTGGTCGATGTTTGCCACTCTAATCATGGCAGTCTTATTTATCGTAGGACAAACAAAGCAGGCTTACCAGTTCAGTATATTAAAACCTATCGAGATGTTTTATTTCCTGACGGCAGTGGTAACGGGTGGAGTTGGCACGAAAAAATCTCTCTTATTCTACCCAATGGCGATAAATGCATCCTACAGCACCAGTCCTCTGGTGACATCTTATCTAATGCGGCACATGAACGAGCTAATATTGTACAAGGGCATGAACATGGGCAATTTAAGATCGACTACCGTTCTTCCACCTCTGCTCTATACTGGGCTATGATTTCAGGGTGTTTAGTTGACAGAGAATCCTTAGCATTCGCTTATGGTAAGATGTTTCCTAAGAAACCTATCATCGGCTGTTCAGCTATTATCGATTCACAACCGATCCTTATCCCTATGCCATTAGATCACAACGGTAGGTATACAGGTAAACTTAATGGGGTATTTGTATGAGTATAGCATTCAATGACCCACAAGAGTACATAGCAGAGACATTCCACCCTTTAACTGGTACTGATAAGGGCGTTAAGCTTGACACTGGTAAGGTAGAAATGTCTTTACTTATGTCAGGTTGTGCTAAGGCTACCAATGCAGTAGCTGCGGTATTAACCTTTGGTGCTAAGAAGTACACTCGTAATGGTTGGCAGACTGTAGATGATGCAGAGCGTAGATACACTGACGCTTTGTACAGACACATGAATGCTATTCATAGAGGTGAGAAGATTGATCCTGAGTCTGGTCTATCTCATCGTTCTCATGTAGCTTGTAATGCAATGTTCTTATTGGAGTTGTTCAATGACTAGACGTACAGATTTCCAGAAAGCGATTACCTATACTGGACAGAAGATCAAAGGCCCAGTATATATTAGCTACAAGATAGATGGTGTACGTATATTGTACCGGGACGGCAAGCTAGTTACACGTAATGATAAGCAACCACCGGGATTAGAGATAGCACTAACTCAAGAGGCACTTGATAAAATTAAAGCGTATGGAGATTGTGAGGTATACACAGGATCATTCAAGGACGTTCAGGGTATGATTGCACGTAACCATCCCGATGACGGGTGTATAGGTGCGGATTCTGTATACCCTTTAGTGTCACTTGATCCAAGACTCTATATTAGTACCAGAAAGGAGGGATTAGTTAAAGATGAACCTCTAATTGATGAACTAATGAAGGCAGCGGTCTCGTTAGGTTACGAGGGATTAGTTCTACGTACAGCAGACAAGTGGTATAGAGTTAAGCCTCATGCTACTGCTGATGTTAGAATCACTGGCTACTTTGAACAGGTAGATAAGAACAAGAAGCCTAAGGGTATCCTTGGTGGATTCGATACTAACTATGGTAAGGTGACTGCATTCACTGATGAAATGCGTAAGTTGTTATGGGATAATCCTGAACAGTACGTTGGTCAGTTAATGGAAGTACGTTATAAAGAGCTGTATGATACTGGTTCATTCAGATATGCAGTTACATTCTTAAGATTCAGGACTGATAAAGATGAAGAATCCTTCGACACTAAAGGTTAATCAAACAGGATTCACCTCTAGAGAAATTAAGGTAGCAGTTAAAGTATTCACTGGTGAGATTGATATTAAAGACTCTGGATTGAATCCTATTCAAATAGAGCTATTACTTAAGGAATAATATGTCTACTATAGAACTACAGATTGAGTTAGAACATGAGTTACTACAGAAGACCAAGAAGAGGTTCGAGGACAATACAACCACAGCGTCTGTTAATGGTCGTGGCTCAGAGACTGATCATGCCCGTAGACTCTATAAGTTATTCATAGAAGACCTCTCATCTGACATAGCTGAAATGATTACCTTGAAGTCAGGGAAACCCGGTGCAGGCAATAAGTACTATGCTCTGTTAAAGAGTATAGATACTGAGCTTGTAGCTGGTATAGCCTTGAATGAATTATTTGATAATGTATTCCAAGAGAAACGTGGTTTACAAGATGCACTAATTAATATTGGTATGCGAATAGAGGACGAGATTAAGTTCACTAAGTTCAAGTCTGAGCACCCTGAGTATTTTGATGTAGTCATACGTGACTTCAAGACTAAGGGTACTACTAACTACAGACACATGCACAGAGTATTAACTAATAAAATGCATGAGTTCAATGTCGTGTGGAATGATTGGTCTTCACTTGAGCGTGTTAATGTTGGTCAGATAATAGCTAAGGTAGTTATCGATACTACTGGACTGTTTAAGATCAAGAAGGCTGTACAACGTGGTAAGCGGTCAGAAATGACTACCCTTGAGTTCACTGAGGACACAGAGGAATGGCTATCTAAGTTCAGTGAGTTCGCTCAGTTCCTTAGACCACTAGGCGCACCATGTATAATCCCACCTAAGAACTGGGAGAGTATGCATCATGGCGGATTCTATTCACCTGAAATGCAGACCAAGTTCCCATTCGTTAGATCAAGACACCTTAAGCAGTTGATAGGTGCTGATCTTAGTAGACACATGCAGGCAGTTAATAAGCTACAAGCTACAGCATGGCAGATAAACCCTGAGGTGAATCACTTCTTTTCATGGGCTATGCAGAACAACATTACATCTTTGATAGGTCTACCGTCCTCACAACCGTTCTTATTCCCTGAGTCACCTGTAGCTCATCTAGATAAGGATGCACTATCAGGTCAGCAAGAAGAAGAGTTCCTTAATTGGAAGCGTGAGACAGCTAGACTACATACCAAAGAACGTAAACGTCATGCAGATGCATTAGCATTATGGCGTATATCACACATGGCAAATGAGTACAAAGTTTATGACCAGTTCTACTTCGTTTATACAACAGATTTTAGAGGCCGCATATACCCAGTCACATCTGGCCTCTCTCCCCAAGGAGCAGATTACTCTAAAGGACTGCTTAAATTCCAAGAAGGTAAAGAAATTGGTGTTGACGGAGCTTACTGGTTCACTGTCCACGGCTCCAACTTACTTGGGTTCGATAAGAGTACCTATGACGAGAGAGTGGAATATATCAACGAACCAGAGAGAATTGCCGCCATTAAACGAGTGCGCGATAACTTGTGTAGCATTGAGACAGCAAAGTTCATTGGAAGTGCGGATAAACCATTACAATTCCTCGCTTGGTGTCTTGAATTCGCAGAGTTCCTTGAAGTTGGAACTACCTTTGTTTCTCATATACCAGTTGGATTGGATGGATCGTGCAATGGCTTACAAAACTTTAGCGCAGTACTTCGGGATACAGTTGGTGGGATCGCCACGAACGTACTCCCGTCTGCTAGACCAAATGACATTTACGGCGAAGTCGCTAGAGTTGCAGTTGGAAAACTACATAAAGTTACTGACGATCTTGTTAGTAGTGCTAGTAAATTACTCTTACTCGGCATTGACAGGAAAACAACTAAACGCTCTGTAATGACATTACCCTATGGATTATCTAAGCATAGTTCAGGACAGTACATAGGTGATTGGCTATACGATAACCACATGCAGCACTACCCTTCATACTCTGAATTCAATAAGGCTAAGAACCTACTGAATGATGTTGTGTGGGAGGCCATAGGTGAAGTAGTTAAAGCTGCTAGAGAGGGTATGGATTGGCTACAGGAAGTAGCTAAGATTGTAGGTACAACAGATCAACCTTTAATCTGGACTACTCCTACAGGATTCAGAGTATACCAAAAGAACTGTCAGTCTAAAGTACGTAGAGTTCGATCAGCATTAGCAGGAGTTAAGTCTTATAATATCAGAGAGTTCACTGATGCTATTGATAAGAAAGCCCTACGTAATGGATCAGCACCTAACTATATTCATGGTATGGATGCAGCCCACTTAGTATTAACTGTGTTAGAAAGCTCAGGGATTACTTCTTGGCAGATGATTCATGATGACTTCGGTACTCATGCTTGTGACATACCTGAATTACATAGAGCCATTCGTGTAGCATTCTTTAAAATGTACGACGATATTGATAGACTCGCTATCTTTAGTGAGGAAATAAGCAGAACGATTGACGTTGATTTACCTATGCAACCTGCTATGGGAAGCATGGATATATCTGACGTTTTAGACTCAGAATACTTCTTCGGTTAATTGTTACACTATAGGAAGAACTAATGATTAAAAACATTCTAGTATCTATTGTACGAACAGTGGTTGATAGATCAAATGATATATTATCTGCAACAGCACAACAAAGTAGTAACCAATTAGAACCTACAGTAGTGCTGGATAAACAACCAACTTTTTTATATAGTAAGGAATCATTAGAAGAATTAAAAAAGATATACCCTAAGAAGCAATGGAGTAAGGATATAGATATAACAGAGCTTGCACATAATGCAGGACAACAAGACATCATTAGTTTTATAGAGCGCAGGTTAGGTAAAGAACAACATAGGATACTGTAATGTTAGTACTAAGAGACTTTGAACTACATGACTTTGAATTATGTAACTCAGAAGAAGTATTAACTCCTACAGAAATTGATTATTACCTAGCTAATTGTTACTTACGTACCTTTATAGATACAGATACTAATGAGATAGTAGCAGTAGGGATGACACAGGAATGTGGTGAAATAGGATTAGTAATAGATACAGATTTATTACGTAATCATATAAGAAAGTTCTATACTCTGCTAGTTATATTTGCAGCAGAGTCTTTCGCATTTGTTGATACTGATGCACTATTCACAGGTATCGTCCCGACTGCAAGAGATACACGGTGGATTAAGTTCTTAGGTTTTACTAAGACTAATCCCGACATTGACCATCTATTACGAGGGTGGGACACATATGAGTTACCATTAGATAGGTGGGTAAGATGAGCAAATTAGTTAAGATGGTTAAGAAAGGTGCTAGTTCAATAGCTGGTACTGTTAAGGGCGCACTCAAGGGTGACGTGAATGACCTATTAAGTGCGGCTACATTAGGTGGATCAAAACGATTAGAGCAAGCAGGTATGGCATTACATAAGCCATTCAAGGCTCCTGCCATACCAGATGCACCCGGCCTCGGTCAATCTAATACAGAAGAAGCTGCACCTAATGTAGACCTAGCAGCTACAGAGAGTTCTCGTAGAGGCGGTGGCTCAGCAGTAGGCACACGTAAATTGAGGGTTCCCTTAGGAGGACTTAGATAATGCAGGATACAGTTGAGCAAAGTTATGATACGCTGAACCAAGACAAGGCTCCTATAGTAGAGCGTTGCGAAGGCTATGCAGAGTGGACACTACCTTCTATCTTTCCAAGAGAGGGTAATACTTCATCTGATGAGTTACAGTATGATGTTCAGTCATTCGGTGCTCAAGCGGTCAATCATCTAAGTAATAAATTAATGATCGGACTTTTCAATCCATCGAAGAGTTTCTTTCGGCTGGATGCAACACAAGATTTCCTAGATGAAATGGAAATTAATGGTGTACCTCAAGACGTAATACAAGGCGCACTACAAGGTGCAGAGCGGGAGTCAGTCAAAGAACTAGATCGACTCGGTGCAAGAGAACCATTCACAATGCTACTCCAATTACTAATCATCACAGGTAATGCACTATTGCATTTCCCTAAGAGTGGTAAGTTAGAAGTACATACAATGCGTGATTACGTTATTGAACGTGACATCACAGGTTTTGTAATACGAATTATATTACTGGACTCAAAGAAGTTCAGAGCACTTGCTAAGAAGACACAAGAACAATTACTAGCTATCAACCCTAACCATAAACCTGTTGACAATATTAAGTTGTATACAGATGTATTATGGGATTATGACACTAAGAAGTATATTGTTCATCAGTATGCAGATATTGTACAGATCACTGATGAGCGCACTAAAGGTGTTTATACTGAAAAGACATTACCTTATGTCCCGTTAGTATGGAAATTAGTTCGTGGCCAGAATTGGGGTAAGGGTCTAGTAGAAGATTACGCAGGTGACTTCCACTCTCTATCTACGGCAGAACGGAGTTCACTAGAAATAGTAGGCGTTATTGCACAGATAAAAGGGTTAGTCAATCCAGCAGGTTTAACTGATGTAGCTGAATTAAATAGTACAGCTAATGGTCAGTGGTGTTCAGGTCGTGAAGAAGATATATCCTTATTGACATTCGATAAGATCTATAATGCAATGACTGTACTTGAATCATACGTGGACAAGAAAGAACGTAGACTATCGAAAGCATTCCTTATGGATGCAGCGGGTGTACGTGATGCTGAACGAGTTACCGCAGAAGAGATTCGATTGGTAGCTAGAGATTTAGAAATGTCTTTAGGTGGCGTGTATACACGACTAGCACAGACATTCCAGTTACCGATAGCTAGACTGTTACTTGCCCGCATTGATTTTAAGATCAAGGGCGAAGCAGTAGAACCTATTATAACTACAGGCTTAACAGCACTATCTCGATCAGGTGATCTGGATTCATACCGCATGTTCCTACAGGATGCTTCATTATTGGCACAGGTAGATGAACTTGTACGTGGCGAACTTGATATACCAAGTATCCTTTCTTTCCTAGCAACTAACAATAACTTTGATCTAGACGTAGCATTCAAGTCTCCTGAACAGAAACAGGCTGATGAAGATGCAAGAGTAGCAGCAGAAGAACAAGCTGTACAGGATGAAGTTAGAATGAAAGCTGAACCACAGTTATTAACACAACAGAATGAGGCGCAATAATGTCCGAAGAAACCACGGAAGTAGTAGACAAGTTAGTTATTCCAGAAGGTGAGTCAGTAGTTGAACCTATTGTTACTGATCCTAACGCAACAGATGAAACTGTTACGGGGCCGAAAGAAGAAGAGGCTAAGGAAGAAGAAGCTGAATCTACTGGTAATGAATTTGTTGATAGTCTACTTGGTGAATTCAAAGCGAACGGTATCGATGCAGATAAACTATTCGGTAACTACTCAGAATCAGGCGACGAGAAAGATATTGACTTCGCTTATCTAGAATCTAAGGTAGGTAAGCTCGCTGCTCAAGGCTTAATCGCAGGGTTTAAGGCCGAGAATGAGAAGTTAGAGCGTACCTCTGAGGCCTCAACTAAAACTATTTATGATGCCGCAGGTGGTGAAGCCATGTGGGATGGTATCGTTAAATGGATCGGTGAAGGTCAGTCCGGTTTATCTAAAGCTGGTGGTGAGGCATACAATGCTATGCTCGCAGCAGGTGGAGTTCAAGCAGAATTAGCAGCTAGGGAATTAAGTACTATGTATAAGCAGTCTCCGGGATTCACTCAAGATGCATCCCTGCAATCAGCAGACCAATCAGCACAACCTCAAGGTATACAACCAATTTCACGTATAGATTATGTAGAGCAACTTGATGTAGTCGTACGTAAATCAGGGGAACATTCCCCAGAAGCAAAGGCACTTCATGAACGTAGAATATTTTCTATGCAGAATGGTGTGTAATTTTTGAAATCAGTGTAGCTAAGAATGCAATTCAAACGCACACATACAATTTAAACTAGGGAAATAACTATGGGTTATCCAACCGATTCAAGTGGCTTGTCACGTTCAGGTCTAAATTTAGCAGCAGTAGGTACAGCGTCAGAAACACTTCCTTTGCACATCGACCAGTACGGTGGTCAAGTAGAAGGTACATTCGCTAAAGCCTCCTTTATGCGTAACTATGTAAATATTAAACCGATCCGTGGTACTGACACAGTAACCAATGATCGTGTAGGTGAAGCGACTTTACAGAAAGTAGTACCGGGTGTTCGCCCTGATGCTTCTGTAGCACAGTTCAGTAATATATCTGTTAAGGTTGATACTATTGTATTGGCACGTAACAACGTAGCATTGCTTGACGACTTCCAAGCTCACTACTCAGTTCGATCTGAACTAGGTAAAGAGCATGGTAAGAAGATTGGTAAGTTCTTCGATGAAGCGTTTATCATTCAAGCTATTAAAGCTGCATTGATTGTAGCTGCTCCTGATCCTCAGGCTCCCGGTGCTGGTGAGACTGCATTGCCACCCGGCTGGTACGGCGGTACTACTGTCACTCTTACTACTGCTGGTGATGAATCTGATCCAGATTTGCTACAGAAAGCTATCGAGGATGTCTGTGAAGGCATTGAGCTTAAAGATGTAGATCTAGATGGTGGTGTTATTCTAGTCGGCCCTACTGAGTATTACACTTTACTCCGTAATGATCGTCTGATTAACTCTCAGTACTCTATGGGTAATGGTGACGTTGCTACTGGTATGGTTCTTAAGTCTTGTGGTTTACCACTTATTAAGACTAACCGTATCCCTAAGGCTGCGATTACTGGTCACTTCTTGTCTAACACTGGTAACGGCTCAGCATACGATGTATCTGTGGACGAAGCTAAGACTAAGGTTATCGTAATGTTACCTAAGGCATTGCTTGCTGGTGAGACTATTCCTCTAACTTCTGATGTTTACTACCAGAAGACTGAGCTACAGTGGTTCATCGATTCATGGTTAGCATTCGCTGTAACAGCCAACCGCGCAGAACATGCAGGTATTGTTCGAGCAGCGTAATAACAGGCCCACTTCTTAACTGAGGTGGGCTTTTTTTTTTTTTGTTTGGAGAAAAGTA